AAGTATGCTTTGATCTGCACTCCTGTTCCTTCACTTAGAGTTTCTTCTCCGCTAATATTAGAAGTGGTTCTTGTAATGGGTACTCTGATTAGAAGTCTACCTGCATAATTATCTAATATCCTGTTGAAATCATCGGTTGTAAGTACATTCTGCACCATTATTTCTTTTTCTTCTTAGCGTCTTCGCCGATCTTATCCCAGAATTCTCTATAATCGAGGTAATTTCTTAATAACCCCTTATTGTTCATCTGGATGGCATCCAATACGCTCTTGCGCTGAAGATCCTCCTTTTTCTTTTTACCACATGGCATCATGATCACCCGAATAATGTGAATGGCCTATATGATGGAAGTTTTCTAAAGTCTGCACTTACTTGGTTTCCATCTCCGCTTCCATAGACTATTCCTTTTGCTTCACTCTGTAGATTATCTAATGCACTTTTGATATTAACATATGGTTCTCCTTTGCTTGCATTAAAACCTGCAGGAAGGGCTACTGCTGTAAAATCATCATAAGTTCCTGCTATCTGTGCAATTAAGGTTCTTATTCCTGCAATCGCCACACATAATCTCTTGATTATTCTTGGCATAGGATAAACCCCATAAATATATTTGACATCTACTAATTGAGGATATGTATTTGTAAAGTATGAAACTTCTGTATCATTTCCGACAACCATCTTTCCACTTACGTAAGTATATACGTTGTCTACTGTTACATCTGTACTATCGACAGTCAATACATTTAAATTAAGAAGTGGTTGATATGTGACAAATTGAGTATCTGTTCCTGAGCCATCCAAGGTCTCTTCTTTGTACCCTAATTTTGTGATTCTATAAGTAGAAGTTGCGTCAGGTGTTGTATCAAATGCAGGACTTACAGTTATCTTAGTTGTATCGTTTGCTGTGATCTCCCGATATTGTCCTGATCCTGTTCCGCCATAAATCCAGACTACATAACCAACATAGGCATTTGATGTCCAGGACTTGGTTGAATCACTAAACTCAGTAGTAGAATAATCTCCATCTGCTGTTCCGCTATCTTCAACATTCCCAAAGTGCGTTTTATAAATGTCCTCAATCTCTTCCTCTGCATCGAGTATAAATTCCTCAATGACTGAGTCACTTACAGGTGCGCCAGTTGTCGGGAAGTTGATAGCATCTTTTACTTCTTGCGCTGTGCAATATGGCATTTGCTATCTCCTTATTCATCGCTGAAATATAATAAAAACCTCAATGTTTTTGCATTGCCGCCTGATGATACCACTATCTTAGGTGTTCCTACACAGAATATTCTTGTTGCAGGATCAGTAAATGCTGAACCATCTGCTACTTTGTTTCCAAGTGTTCTCGGATAAAAGGTTGCATCTGCTACACCAAGATTGGCTTTAGTCATTATAGCCTGTGTTGCTGCACCATTTTCCATAGTAACAACAATATCTGCGCCAGTATCTCCATCACTCCAATCATATACTATGGTCTCGATGAATTTACCGACTACTTTGTCAGTTGCTGCACCATTTAGAGTTAATGCTCCAAGTGCATCTGTTGTACCAGTTAATTCTACTATTTGAACCATTTTACTTCCTCGATTTCTTTTTCTTTTTCTTAGGTGCTGCTTCTTTAGGTTCTGCCTGTTCTACTTCTTCTGGCCTGTTAGGATCCTTTTTTCCAAATACATGGAAGTATCCTCTGCCTTCTGAATCAAGTCTGATCTCTCCGACTCTCTCTTCTTTCTTAGGCTCTTCCTTTTTGTCAAGTGATTGTGCTCTTAATACCATGATCATCTCCTCCTTAGTTTATTTAAAAAAAGAAAATAAAAAAATTAAATTCTTCCCATTACATAGATGGTTCTTGCTTCGTTGTCTGTGGATCCTGGTATTGTCAGAACTCCTGCAGTTGTGATAGCCGCTACTGGTAGCCATCCATCGGTTGCTGCTTGACAACTTGCTGATACTATGTCGTCTCCTCCAAGTATAGAACTTACGTCTATTGTGTCTGCATCATCTGCTGTTGCAGGTGTCACAATCTTGTAAACATTAAATCCTACTTGTGGATCTTTTGTAACAGTACAATCTCCTATTGCTATTGCTCCCATTTTTTTGCCTCCTTATTTGTATATTATTATCCCTGACGCTGCGCCTGTGGCTGCTCCTGTTAACGTCAAGACATTATCTGATATTGTTACTGCGTCCATGGTTCCTGCTGAATCATCTGCTACATATGCGGCCAGTACTTCGGTTGCATTTGTTACAGTCCAAGTATCGTTCTGTGCTGCCTTTGCTCCACTATCGATGAATCCAACCTTGACTCCTGCATTAGTTGCTCCTCCAAGTGGTAAAACTTCGGCTGCGACTACGTTTGTGTTTGTTGCTCCNATTTTNTATCCTCCTTATTGAAAAAAATAAAGGAAGGGATTGCTCCCTTACGCTATTTCTCCAATAAATGCGTTGAATGCTGTNTTTTTACAGATTAANGCTTCGTAGATTTTCAGCATAAATTTCTCGCTGTCGTTGGTCTTTGCAAGATCTTCATATGTTAAGTCTTGAAGAACTCTCATTTCCCATACGCTCATGTCCAAGAAATAAATTGCTTTGGATCCACTTACATTGCTCAGATACATTGATGGAACTACTGGAACTTGGCCCACCATGGTATTTAGGACTATTGTACTGAATCCCCAGAATACCTGTTGTGTTGGTTGCATGTATCCGATCTTTGCTGTCAATAATCCAAGTAAGTCTGTAAAGACTGCGCTTGAACATACTGCCAGATTAGGTCTTCCGCCATCATCGAATGCATACTGGATTGCTGTATTGATGTCATCCAATGTCATTGCAGTTGTGTTTTTGTCTACTTTGTTTGTAGTAGATTGTAGAACTACAATTCCTGAGAATTCTGTTGCTGTAGTACCTGCATCTCCGTTAACAATTAGAGACTCTTCCTTTTCTCTGATTGCCCTGGTTTTAACAAGTACTTCCAACTGCTTTGCATTTGTTGATGCCTGATCGTTGAATGCGCCAGTTGCTCCGCCTTGCGGTGAAGATCCCTGTAATATCCAACTTGGCATTGCTGCAATAGCAGGGCCTGTGACTCTTCCTACTGAATAGATAAACTTTATTGATGTGCTCTGTCTATCGTAGGTGTCGTTTGCATCAGTCAATGCTGCATCTTCTGCTGCTGTAACTGCTCCGCCTTTTGCAGTTAACTGATTGTAATCTGCTGTCATTCCTTGATTTGTGACTCTCGGAACTAACTCAACTAATGGAGTATATTTCCTTGTTACGTCTACAACTCTTGGATCCACGAAGATTGGTACAAGTGCGTATCCTGCAGTTCCTGCTCCACCTGTTGTGGTTGATAATGCTTTCATGCCTATCTTTGCTGCTTCGTGAAGGTGAGGTCTTAGATCTACCTCCATACTTCCATCATGTTTCATGATGTCTGCCTTACAATATAAGGTCTTATCAGGTAGGTTGCCGAATGACTGTGCATAGGCTCCACCTGCATTAAAACCCTGTTCTATAGATTTAGTTTCTGCCATTTTTTCCTCCTTATTTTATCATATCCATTACGGACTGATCTCCTTCTTCTGACTTTTCTTCTACTGGTTCAGGTGTCTGTGACTTAAAAACTGCAGTCTCTTTCAATGACTTCAATTCTTTTTCTTGTGCTACTACTTTCTCTGTCAATGATTTCATCTCTTTCAAGATTTTATCTTCAGACTTCTGTTCAGGTTCCGCAGGTGCTTCCTCTTTAGGCTCTTCCTTTGGTTCCTCTTTGGTCTCCTCTTTTCCTTCTTCCTTTGGCTCCTCTTTAGTATCTTCTGGAACTTCAGGTGTTTCTTCTGCCTTTGGTTCGTCTTTAACCTCAGGTTCTTTTTTGGTATCTACCATTTTTGTTTCCTCCATATCTTTTAAGACACTCTTAGGGACCAATACACATTCCTGCATATCCTGTCCTTCTATTTTTTCCATGTCTTTAATTGCTTTCAACATTACGGACTTCATTCCATAATCTGTCATAACTGCCCCTTGATTAACTGGTGCTCNTGTTAATGCTACATTCAATAGAATTAAATCCTCAATGAGTCTGACTTGTGCATCTTTCATATCCTTCATCACTGTTTTGATTGGTTTGAATGCGATCGAGAATGCATTGACAAATCCTCCCTTTACACTCTCCCATAAACTCTTGAATTTTGGGCTTGCAGGGTTCAACTTTGCTTTTACAAATAGTCCACGATCATCGATCTTTGCTTCTACGATCTTGCCCGCAGGTAGTATCGTATTATCATCTCTCCATGCTTCATGTTCGTAATCCAGGGCAATTGACTTTTCTTTAATCTGTTTCAACATACTCTTTAAAGCCGCAGGTGTTACAAGATCATTCTGAATGTCTACTTCTGGAACACTTATATATCCAGTAACATAGAAGTTCTTCTTGCCTTTTTCCTCTACACTTTTATAACTGACTGTCTTTGTCAAAAAAGAATAAGTCTTATTTGCACTAATTATTTCACCAATTTTTTGTTTATCCATATATATCTAACCTCTTCTTTGGTATCGATGTTTATAAAACCAACGATTATTCGTTATCCTTCTCGAATTTCGCCAGTTGATCCTTTACTTTTTGCTTCACGCCTTTGTGTTCTTGCTTCGTCAAATATATCTCTACGACACTCTTGACTGCTTTCATGATATCTTTCTTGCTTCCTTTCGGAATATTTTTAATAGTTAAATTCACCATGCTTTCACCTCATACATCTGTTGCATCATTGAACCAATTAAGTTCATCGCCTTCTTCTTCCGCTATCCCTTGCAGCACATCTGAATATTGTGCAGGATGGCTTTCTTTAATAGCATCATATCCATCTGCTCTGCTTTCAATAAGACTCGATTTAGTAAAACACTGGACCTCAACATGATTCGTTGGATCAGCATCTCTTGTGTCTTTGTCTTTGTAAAGCGCAAGATCTATCCTTGTTGTTTCTTTAATGTAGTTGGGCCTCATTTGTATGATCTTCCAGTACGAATAATCAAACCCATTGATTGTTTTTGTTTTTTGTAATCCCATAGTATCAACCTCATTTAGTGAATTCTTCTCTGCTTCCCAATGTATTGACTCTGTGATGGATGTCAAATTCATGGAAGAAAGCATTGCCTGTGTAAGTATCTGCTGCATCATCTCCTAACCTTGTCAATCTACATACTGCTACTGCTGAGATATTTAATCCGCTTCCGCTAATTGTAGGTAATGATGAAACTTGATGTTTGTCTATTGTTCCATCTGCTGCATCTGTAACTGATATTGTAGTCGAACTTACAAAGGTTCCATTTACATCTATGATCGTATATTCTAATTCCCATACTACATTGCCTGTGTTTGTTGAGTCAGGACTCCAATGAACATGTGGAAGAAGGTCTGTTCCTTCCGCATAAGTGTGTGGCAATTGAACTGTGAAATGTAATGAGTGATCATCGTCATTTGTAGGCAAGAATCTAAACTGATATAATCCATCTTTCCAGTTTACAAATGCAGGTTCTGAATTAGCAGGGTTTAATTTTGTATTCTGCGCAGGTACCCTTAGATCATCCCATGCTCTTGCATCTGCATTTGCTTCCAGGAATCCGTTTTCATCAAATTCAGTATAGTCTGTTCCAGTTCCATCTCCGTTTCCATCTCCTATTCTTAACTGCGCTACGTTCTGATCATCAAGATCTATCCATGTTGTTGATCCAGTATGATAATAAGTTGACGCAGGAGTTGGTGCTCCTTGATTCTTGATCCCAAACTTAGCATTATATCCAAAGCCATTGACAAGATTAAGGTTTGGATCTAAGTTCCCATCAAGATAAAAATGCATTGCTTGATAATCTGTTGTGCTTGTGTCTGTTGCCCTTATAATAAAGAATTGTTGTGTAGCCCCATTGACCATCGTACTTCCGCCACCCCAGAATAATATTGTTGAAGGTGTCACTCCTCCTGGTTGATTTAATCCTGCAAGACATGCAATCGGCTCTTCTCCTCCTGTTCTATGTGTTCCTGCAAATCCAAATACTTGTAATGCTCCAAGACTTCCGCTCAGTTTTAACTGCAATGGCAATGCTGTTTTCCATCCTCCTGAGATCTCTTGTGCGAAGCATGTTCCTGCTACATCAGGTGTTTTGTTGATTGCAAAGCACTCATCTCCTCCGAGTGTGAATGTTACATCATCTTGAAATTCATTTGTTCCTGTCCATGTGTTGTTTGTTGAGAAATCGAATCCAATA